TGCGCCGATTATCGCAGCGTAAAAGTGCCAAAAGGCGCAGTGCTTTACTGCGATCCGCCGTATGAAAACACGACGGGCTATAAAGGCCAAAAGTTTAGTCACGCTGAATTTTGGCTGTGGGCAGAACGTCAGGCGCGGCGGGGCGTTCATGTGTTCGTGTCAAGTTATGTCGCGCCGGCGCAATGGCGTGCGGTGTGGGGAAAAACAGTATTTCATAACACGGACGCGCGGGGCCCGACCAGCTACAGAGTCGAAAAACTTTTTGTCTTCGAGGCGTAAAATGCTGCACAGCGTCGAGCCGTTAGAGTATCAAAGACAAGCAGCAGACAAAGCTCTTGCTGCGTTTGCCGGCGCCGGCAAAACCGGCGTGCGCGGGTTTTTCATTGGCGACAAAATGGGGCTCGGTAAGACAGTTGAGGCGTTAATGATTGCAGACGAGTTGCCGAAGCGTGAAAATCTGATTGCAGTTGTTTGTCCTGCGTTTTTAGTGCCGAAATGGCGCAGAGAAATTTCTGAGAAGTGTCTGCAAGATAGAAAATATCGCTTTGTTATCGAATCATACACAGCGTTAACTGATCTTGCAACGCTGCGCGCGTTCTGCTCGCGACGTTATGATCTGCTCATATTTGATGAAGCGCACTACTTCAAGTCGTACAAAGCGCAGCGAACAAAAGCCGCGCAGGAAGCAGCGAAACGCGCTGACTATTTGCTTGCATTGTCAGGCACCTGGCCGCCGAATAACGTGGGCGACACGTATATTTGGCTTCGTATGTCGAACAATTTACTCGCGTCAATGTCTTTTGAGTCGTTTGTTTATCGTCACGCGGCATTTGCCGCAAAAACGCATTTTGGCCTGCGGCACGAAGGCTTTCGAGATTCTGCAGAATGGCGTGCGGCGTTTGACCCGTATTTTATAGCGCGCGAGATTGACGACGTATCGGATGCGATACCCGGCGGGCTTAGACTGTTTGAGACTGTCGAGACACCGAAAAATTTGGAAAAAGAAGAAAAACAGTTGTTTACAGAATTGCTCACTGCCGCGGGGCATTCTGAGCGTGATCTTCATTACATTCTCAATGACGATGAGTTTTTTGAGCAGCTTCTCGCCACAGTACCTGATTTTTCGCGTCTGTCAGAATTTCGCAAACGACAAGGTTTTGCAAAAATCCCGGCGGCGTTAAATTGGCTTTTTGAGGCGCGGGAAGAGAAAAAGAAAATTCTTGTTTTTTGCTATCACAAAGAAGTTGCCGAAAAGTTTGTGGCAGAGTGCGCAAAGAAAAAAATACCTGCGCAATGTGTTCACGGGTCGAACAGCGACGCGTTAGAGCGCGAACAGATGCTTTACGCCGCGCAGCGCGAAGACGATATTGTGCTGATTGCGACGATTGACGCCGCGCGCGAGGGCGTCGATCTGATTGAGTTTGACACGACGTTGTTCGTGGAATACGATTGGCGACCTTGGGCGCTTGAGCAGGCTGAGGGGCGCACCCGCCGCGTGGGGCAAAAAAAGCCTGTTCGCTGGGTCTACATGACTTTTGATCGCGGCGTTGACCAGGCGATGAAGAAGAAAGTGAGCGCAAAAGCGCGCACGATTGCGAAAATAAAAGGGGTAACATGAACACGAAAAACAGAAAAGAAAAAGTAACTGAAAAGAACAGAAGACGTGAGCTGTACACCGCATCTTATATTGCTTCTCGGTCTATTGAGCATGTTGAAAAAGTCGGGATTCTGACGCAGCCTGTTTTTCTGTCTGATACTAAAGTTGAGCTCTTTGCGCTATTTTGTGCTAAGCGCGTGGCTTCGATATATGAGTCTATGTACTGGGACAAACGTACATCTGAGATTATAGAGCCTGTGTCAGAATGGTTAAATAGTAAGACCAAAAAGAATTATGAGGCCGTTAGCGACGCCTATTTTAATGGACTGAAAGTATCTACTGCCATCAGCCGTGATAACCCGGAAGTATTGTATGCTGCATATTTGACTTTTTGTGCGGTACTAAACGCCGCTAAAACTGTAATTTCACACGCAAAGTCATTCTATGCGACCGAAGCAAGTAATCAGGCAGTGCGTGCTGTTCGTATTGTTCGCGGCGAAGTATGCGAGAAAGTCGAGAAACAAGCACAGCTTGAGCGTATTTTCCTGTTATGTGAAGCAGGAGAAAGTAGAAAAGAACTCAAGGAATTTATATGACCCCACAAGTAGCGCAAGAATGGCTGAACAGCCCAAGGTGTACGTGCAATTCAGCAGCCGTATGCCCGATTCATCGGAACGTGGCGCGATGCGATTGCACAACGGGGTATATTTGTGAGTATCATAGAATTTTAGCCAACTGGAGTTGCAGAAAATGAAACACATTAAAAACAATATAATTATTCGCGCGGTCGTTTCAGTTGAGAAGTCAAACAGAAAGAAAACCTATGAGGAAGTAAAATGAAAATCTTGTGCTTTGAGGTAAGTTACGTAGGGTTCAGCAGTAAAAATGCTAAACTCAAAAAACAGATCATCGAAAAGTGGGGTGAAACATTTAGTTTAGCAGAGTGTATTAAATTATACAAGAAAACAACAAATCTTCCACTTATGGAATGCAAGAACAAGGTTGAGCGCATTCTTGGTAATAGGATAGGGTAATAAGTAAATGACACCGGAGATCAAAGCTGTCTACGAAAAACTTCCGACGCACGTTTTGCTGATTCCAGAAGTAGATAAGTGGCGGGATGGCGATGAGTGGTTCAGTAATGGCTGGCGGGATTTTTCGGAAAACGATGTTAAATATTTTCCGTACAAATTGGCAATTCGTCGCCCTATCCCTGCACATATCAGAGAAGCGCAGGCATGGTGGATTGTATACAATCAGTTAGCGACGGTTGATCCATACTCGCGCGAAGGTGTGATTTTTGCGTTTGTTATTAGCCCTAATACACCAAACAGATTTTTCTTAGAAGTAATCAAATCGCGATCTTTGCGTGGAATACGAAAATTTCCAAATGAAGAGGCTGCGAAAAATGCTATATCTATCCTTGGCGGCGAAGAAAAAATTAGCGAAATGTTTTCAAAAGGACAGGGACTATATGAAGAGTGGTTGATGGTGGAAACGTGAGAGATGGTGCTAACAAAAACCGTGGTTAAAAATGAGAACGTGATATGGCTGATATAACAAAGTGCACTGGCGAATCGTGTCATGTACGTGATGTGTGCATGAGGTTTACCATCCCCCCAAAGCCAGATGGACAAAGTTGGATGTCACCACCAAAATGGATCGCTACTCCATTATGCATGCAGGGTTTTGGCATGAAGTGTCCATTTTTCATAGCGAATGAATTGTATGTTAAGCGAAACGCGACATTTTTTGCGAGGAAATATGAACGCTGATCTGCTCTCATATCTTTTCTTTCCTGACGACATAATAGAATTACGCTTTCTGCCAGAGCGCGGCGCCGCTGCCAGGCCGCTCAAAAAATTGTGCTCAGGCATAGACGCAGCACGCGACACGCTTGCGCAAATGCGCGATATTGTACTCGACGCGCAGTTGTACCCTTGCGCGGGCGTAAACCCACGCGACAAAAAAGGCAATGTCGCGAGACAGCAAACTGTATTTGTTGACATTGATAATGCAGCACTGCCCGTTTGGGCGCACGAACACGCTGACATAATCTGCTCGCGCGATAGCACGCACCATCACCTTTATTTTGTTTTTGAGCCGCGCGACGAGAACGAAACGAACAAAGCGTCTTACTCTGCGGTCGTTAAGCAGTTATTGACGCTTACGCAGTCAAAAGAGCGTGCTGCACACGATAGCGCGCGCGTCGCCCGTTTGCCGGATTTTTCGCACCGGAAAAACGGAGTTAGGTCGCCTGGTTATGAAATTGTCTATGTCCGCGAGCAGACAGAGCGCGTCAGCTTCGAGCAGCGTTTTGCTTTTTTATCTGCTTTAATTTCGCAACCGCCGGCCCAGGCGCCGCAACGTGTGAATAGCATCGTTGACTATCTTTTTGCTCTGTACTCAAAAAAGCCTGTGCGCGTCGCGAGCGATGGCCGCTCGCAGGAACTTTTTTTCATCGGGCTTGACTGCCATGCGTGGGGCGTGCCTGAAAGCGACGCAGTAGCACTTGCGCAGCGAATCAGTGATCTGCGCCACGAACCGCCTGAGAGCGAAAAAGTCATAAAGCATCAGATAGCGTCTGCTTTTAAGTATCGTCGCGGCGATTTTGGCGATTTGTTGCGAAAAAGCGAATCGCTCACAGACAAGCAGAGACAGAAAGAGCTGAGGAAGTTTGAGCTAATAAACCGCGCGCGCGAGCTTCTAAGTGCGTGGGTCTATTGCCACAGCGCTGTTCGTCTGCTCGATACGACGACGACGCGCGTTCTGACATCTATTGAACAAATCAATTTGTATCTGATTTCGCAGCTTGGCGAGCGTATTGATTTTGCCGATTTGATCGCTGCCGGGGCGGTGAATACTGTCGATGAGTTAGACTATGCGCCTGACATGACAGAGAAAATCTTTGTGCGCGGCGGGGTGACATACTACAACGCTTACCGCGCACCTGAGCTTGCGCCAGTTGACCCGGAATCTGAGCGCGCGAAAGAGGCAGTAAAAATTTTTCGTGAGCATATTGCTTACATTACGACAAGTGAACAAGAAGAACAGACGCTCTTACAGTTTTTTGCTTACGCTTTGCAAAACCCTGGTAAAAAGATTATGTGGTCGCCGCTGATTATCACGCCTAAAACCGGCGTCGGGAAGTCGTTTTTTGCTGAGTTTTTGGCACGTATTTGCGGCGAGCAGAACGTATCACACGTGATGTCACACGATTTGCTATCGAAATACAATGACTATCTTGCTGAAAAATTATGGGTCGTCGCGCACGAGGTCGAGACCGGCGAGAAAGAGGCTATGGCGCGTCTTAAGAGTTTAATCAGCGAGAAGCGTTTGCGCGTCGAAACAAAGTATGCGCGCACTTACACGACAACGAACGCAGCAAATTTTATTTTTCTGTCGAATAAGATCGACGCGATAAAGAGTGATCGTGAAGACAGGCGTTTGTTTGTGATCTACAATAACACTGACCCGCGCGAACAAGAATACTATACCAGATTATTTCGCATGATCGAAAACGATGCGGAGGCAGTCAGAGAATATCTGCTGACAGTTGACGTATCGTCGTTCAACCCGCACCGCCGCCCGCCAAAAACAGCGGGGTGGGAAATGCTGGCGCGCGCGTCAGAATCTGATCTGTCAGCTTTCTTGTCAGAATGCGAAGCTGCAAAACAAGGGCCGTTTGCAAGTGAGTATTTTACGCTGCATGATCTGCACGTGCATATTGAACTCAACGCGCAATCATGCGCGCGCTATGCGACGAACAGAGCTTTAGCTGTTTGGCTTTATGGACGAGGTTACCAAAATCGCGAGGCGCATGTTCACGGGCGGCACGTGCGCGCGTGGACAAAGTTAGAGCACACGCAGTTTTTAGACGCGTTGAAAAATGAAGTGAAGAAAGAAATCGACGATATACCGTACTGAGGCATAAAATGGAATGGAAAGAGAAAGCTGAGTACGTATGCGAAGTGTGTGGTTCGTGCTGTACCGAGTATCTTCAAGCGCAAAATCCTTTTGCGCCAGATTTAATCATTGTCGGCTGCCCGAAGTGCAAAGAAGTAAATACGCTTTTTCGATTGTGTGACGCGCGCGGCTGTCGCAGCATTGTTACTTGTGGCACGCCGACGCCTGACGGTTATCGTCTTACGTGCGATAAACACGCGCCGGAGTCTGCGTGATTTGCGGGCAAAAGTTAAAGCAGTCGCAATTTGTGAAAGTGTTGAAAAACAGGTTAAAAGGGAGAAAATTTATGACAAAAAACACCACCAGCGCGGTGATTTGTACTTTTGAAAGGCGCTACGACCCGAAAGAAGGCGAGCTGAACATAACAGCGTGCGTTGCCGGCGAGGATAACGCCGCTGTGCAGCTAACGATAACTGACACCGAAGGCTCAGCTTACGTTGTGCTGCTGGAAGGCCAGGTGCGCGCGCTTGTGCATCTTCTGAGCCTCAGATTGTCGAATAATATATCTGCGACAGGAGCGCCGCTTAATTTGCGAATTCTCCGCGACGGCACAGTAGAGAAGATTTAAGATGACAAAAGATACACTTGCAGCTCTTTTGTTTTTTGGCGCGTTCGCTGTGCTGCTGTACGCGCTCACGTCTGAGTATAAGTGCTCGCCGGTTGAGGTCAAAGAGACGTGTCGTCTGTCACGTTATGAAGTGCGAATATACGACACTACCGCGCGTGAGAAGCGTCTTGTTGGTGTCGCCGAGGGGGCCTGCGTCTTTGTTGCGGGTGAAGGGCGTTATCGTCGCTATGTGATGACTGACGCGTCATTCACAGCGCAGAACCGCACAGATTTTTTTGATCGTGTCGAATTTCCGGCGGCTCAGAGCTTAGTGTGTGAAGTTAGGTGACGTAACGCCGAAAAGCAAGCACAATAGCAGCGATAAGTGCAGCGACGCTGCCCCATTTAATCAGCCGCCATTTTTCAGCGTCAGTCTGCGCAGCTTTTGCGCGCTCATCTGCTATTTGTCGCGCAGTGTCTGTCTCAGCAAGCAGAGCGTTTGAGTTTTTCAGCGCGCGCGTTACGATGCGCCGCTCTGTGTCGTCTGCAATACTGCGCTCAGCGATTGCTATTGCTTGCGCGTTTTCACTTTGCTGTTCTGCGACACGCTGCGAAAGCTGACGACTTGCGCATCGGGCATCACATAAGATGCATAGCAGAATGACAAGAAGAAGCACGAAGCGATAAAAAGACATATCACTGCGCCGGCCCGCCGCCTTTCCAAGCTTTTACAAGTTGTACCGCGCCAAATGTCAGCAGCATGACAGCTGCACCAAGCGCTAAAAACGCGTTATCTGTGATTTGTTTTTCAAAAATTACGAGCGGCACAGGGTGCAGTGCGCCTGTGATGAGGCAGGCCGCACCGGTCAGAATGCCGAACCAGCGCGTGCGGTCGCGCGCAGACATTTTTCTGTTCATGCTGTATTTAAGCGACATAATACAGCGCGTCAAGCGACATAATACTGATTTTGCCCGAACGGGCCGGCGAAAAAAAATTGCAAAAAAGTTGACAGCGTAGATGCGTTTTTGTATCTTCTTTTTTGTGAGCGCCGGGAAGGGGCTCATAAGGAGAAACGAAAATGAAAACAAAAATCACCAAAAAACAATTTGAGGCAAAGCTCGAAAAAGCAGATCGTGTGTTTAATGACAGCGGCTATAAATGCCGTTGGACGTATGCAGGCAGCTTTGAGCATGTGCATTTTCGCACGAAAAAAGAAGCGCTCGCGTTTTGGCGCGATGTCTATGCAGTCTAACGACATCGAAAACGCTGACGCAGCACTTGCGTCAGCGGCGCAGCACCTCGAATCATACCTGCGGCGCAAGATCGCCGAGGCAGGCAATGACTACCGCCTCGCGGAGCGCCTTGGCATACCGCGCAGTACAATCGAGCTAACACTGCGCAGACGCAGTGTGCTGGCGATGCGGCGTCTTGCGTATCGAATAATGCAAGCTGAAGCTACTCGAACCAATAGACAGTTGTGATTTTACGTTTTGAGCCGTTGGGGTGCCTGGAATAAACCGGCGCCCCGTTTTTGTATCGAAAAACAAGCAAATCAGACGCAAGACAGTGCATGTCGCCTTGTGCGCCAGGATCATCGACTGTAAAGAGAATATCGCCGTTTTGTGTTAGCTCGAAGCCGTCGATAGATTCATAATGACGCCCAGCGAGTGAAAAAATCACAGGCTTGTCTTTGAGTAGAAGCTCATAGATTTTTTCTCTCAGATTTTTTGTCGTGCTTTTGCATCTCAGGTGTGGATAGCCTGCCGCTGCAGCCATTTTGTCACGATTCAAGATATAAAAGTCTTTTCTCATTGCGCCTGCTTTCATACACTCAAACTTGTATCGCTCGAATGACATTTTCATTTTGTAAACTGTGCGAAAATACATAAAGCAGCAAGTGAAGAAACAGGCATACTTGCTGTCAGGGTCAGAGTTGAATTGACTTACACGCTCTTGCCCGAGCGCTTTCTGCGTCAGCGCTTTTGCCGCCGCAATCGCTTTTTCGTATGCTTCTTTTATCATTTTTCACCTCACCGTTTCTTTCTATTTTCGACGATGGCTTTTTCATACCCCGTGACGCTTGCAAGCGTCACACGCATGTCGTTAATTTGCTCAGCCATTTTTGCTTGCGTCTCAGACATTTTTTCGACCGCACGCGCAAGACGCTCGCCTTCAGTTTCTTGCGTTCGCTCAATCTGTTTCACTTTGCCTTCGAGGCGGATGAGCCACACAATAGCGCTCAGCGCTGCGAGCAGATAAGGCGTTGCTGTTTTTAAGATGTCGTCGAGCATAGCGTTATCCAATTTTCCAGATTTCGACGATAGTATAAACTTCATTAACGCCGACGTTCCACGCATGGCCAGCGTCGCTTGCGCCGTTAGAAATTTCAATTCTGTGCTGCACTTCAAAGGTTTTTGTCGCTGTAATTGTGAACTCGCCGACAATCACAGAATGCGTTACGACGTTCGAGTTTGGCTCACAATGCTCTGCTGAACCAATAATGACATCTGCTGAGTCTGTAACATTTCGAAGCTTTGCTTTGTGTCGCTTCACAGCGTATGCAGGCACTCGTGCATGTATTCTGTACGTACCGGCTTGCAGCGTAAATTGATTCGATGACAATGAAACGATGTTATCTGAGTCGTTGTCTTCTGTGTTCAGCGTGCGCGTGTTCCATGTACTTGTCGATAATGTGCCGCCGCTGGTGCCAGCGGATTTTGTATCGCTGAGCTTTGCGTATTTTATTTGTACACCGTATAACGTGTCGAAGTAGGTTTTCAGTTTCGATTTCAAAAGCGAAAACGCAATTGAAATCAGATTTTCTGACGCATCGCGTGCGGCAGCAAATTTATCTGTATCGTCAATGTCAGTTGCGGCCGTCGCGGCGTCAATAATCGGGCCGAGGTCTGGCGACGTGATGTCGTCTAAAAACGCCACGGTGCCGGATTTATTCGGCAGTGTAACAGTGCGCGCCGCTGTGTTCGCGTTCGTCAAAACACTTGTGACTGTGCCCGCCGTGTTGGGCATATTGATCTGTCTGTTTGCGTTGAGCGCGACAATACCTGACGCCGCGCTTTTTTTTGCTGCAATTTGCTCGTCAGCGATTGCACGTATGTTTTCAACGCTGTTATTCGCCCCTGCGCCATTATACGTTACTAAAACAGCTTTTCCGTCGTCGGCAGAGTTAAAAATGCAGTACCCGCGATTTTCATTAAAATCTACGAACACTTGCCCCGGCAGCGGTGTCGATAAAACGATTGTGAACGGCGTCTGTGCCGTGTCGTCCGTTTTTACCGACACGGTGCCAGCGACCGGGCGTTCCTCTAAAATAAAACCATAAACGCCAGGAAGCTCGTCAAGTTCAGCAATTGTGTGTTCTTCATCAGTGATTGTCACTGCGCTGACTGAACTATCTATCGGATTTCTGCGTCTGTTTACAAGCGCCATTTGCGTTCACTGAACGTGCTTTACGTGCTGCGTCAAGTGGTTTTGGTTTTCTATTAGTCCTGCTGCACCGGCATTTTCCGTTTTTGGTTGCCTTTTCGGGGCGTTTTGCCGGTTAGCCGCACAAAATACAAATGGAGAAAAACACATGAAAAAATTTATATTGATTCTTTGCGGGGTGGTTTTTGCGGGGTGTGCTGCGAACGTGCCCGACGGCTCTCCGTTAACGTCACGTCCTGAAATCGTACCGGGCGGGGCGTTGTTTACAACTACGCAAAAAATCCAAGTGGTGTCTTACGCCTCTTATGATAAGATAGTTTATACAATGGACGGTGCGGCGCCGCATTGCGAGAGCTCTGCTGAATACCACGGCGAAATTACAATTTCGCAGTCAATGATAATTAAAGCGCGGGCATGTAAAAAAGACTGGCAGCCGTCCGAAATCGCCCGCGCGGTTTTTTTGAAAAGTGATTAAAGGCCGTTTACCATTGAATTAAACAGTAACCATTACCGCCCGCGCCGCCCGCCCGCGCTGCGTTAACTGGGCCTGCGGAAGCTGACCCGCCGCCGCCACCGGCGCCAAGTTGTCCGGCCGAACCGGCCGCATTTATCGGAGAGCCGCCGCCGCCGACGCCGCCGCCGACGCCGCCGTAAGCGACGCCTTGCACACCACTTGCTGCAGGTGTATATCCGCCGCCCCCGCCGCCGCACGAGGCGTTATCTGTAGTGCGTGACCCGCCGTCGCCGGGAAAAAAAGCAGTCGCTCTTGCGCCTTTGCCCCCGTTGCCGCCTAACGCAGTAAAAACAGGCGCGCCATTAATAGTTATTGTAGAATTGCCGCCATTACCGCCATCTCCGCCGGCCACACCGTCGCCGCCTGCTGCTCCGCCGGCTCCGCCAGTACCTAACGAGATAGAAAGCACTTGCCCCGGGGTGACGCTCAAAATACCTTTTTTAAGCGAGCTGCCGCCCCCGCCCCCGCCGCGAGTGTACACGTTAACGCCGATCGACCCGCCGCCCCCGCCGCCCCCGCCGCCTGCCAGCTCTACGTATAATTGCGAAACGCCGTGCGGCACAGTAAAAGAATCACTCGCGGAGGTCGTAAAAAATATTCCGTGATTATTTTTTACATCTATGTAACGCGCTGCCTGATAGTCTTCAGGTTCGTCATTTGTTCCGTCGGGCAAATTCGGAAAAACGTTAAACTGCGCTTGGCCATTTACAACAAACGCGTTTTCGCCTGTGGTGTCATTTTCAAAATTGACTTGTCCATTATGCGTAACTACCCCGTTCATAGCGGCGTTCCCTGAAAAAGTCGCGTCGCCTTCGACTGTTAAAGTCGCTCCCGTATCCTCAGCAAGTGAAACATTGCCTTGCACGCTAAGCTCGCCCTCAACGTTGATATTGCCCGCGTAATTAAAATCCGTCTGAAGTCGAAAAGTTGGGTGAACAAGTGTACCAGTGCCGCGATAGGTGAACAAAACGGCTTTGCCTGTATCTGCCGCGTTGCATTGAACAAAACCCGTGTTATAGTAACCGTCGGCGTCATAATCGACGCGGAATTGTCCTGACGACGGCGCAATAGTGCGCGGAATTTCTGTAAACGCTGTTTGCGCTGTGTTATCCTGAACCAAAACCACCGGGTCGTTAGTGTCGAGCAAAATGCCTTCATTTGCATAAAACCCATACGCGCTAGGTTCTTCGTGAAATTCGATTGTGTGCTCTTCTTCTACAATCGCGACCGAATTTACGACATTTGCGTTGAATGGGTTGCGGCGCCATCTATTGTTCAGTCCCAAATTACACCGCCTCTCTTTCGAGGTGTGAGGTCACACCGAAAGTATTTTCAAGTTTTTTTAGTTGTTTTTCTGTATAAAATTCGCGCGGCATTCTGCGCGCTTTTCGTGAGTTACATTTCGCGCAAAGCACAACCGCGTTTGTAAGTTCTAATTTCGCGCCGCGATGCAGCGGGACGTGGTGGTCAAGGTTCAACCGCTCAACCGTGCCACAATTAAAACACGCATTTTTAAACCTGCGCAGCGTTTCCGCCCGAAATGTTTTGTCGGGGTTTGCGGGTTCGCCAATAGCAAGCTGAACTGCACGCCGTTTTTTCGCCCATGCGTGGCACATAGCTTTGTTTTCACGATAATACTTTAATTCACGCTGTCGATAATGCGCATAGTTTTTTACTCGCCGCTCGTTTTGCGCGTCTAAAATCCTTTCACGGTCGAGCTGAAATTTTTCTTTTCGCCGCTCTGAAAGCTGCTTTCGGTTGTTCGCTCGGTAAATTTTGTTGCGCGCGTTAATCTCGACTCTGTTCTGTTCTCTGTATTCGCGCGCCTGCGCATTGATTTTGTCGCGGTTGTTCTTTTTGTACAGGTTGTCTTTTGCCCTTATCGTTTCCCGCTTCGTTTCACGATAAATAACAGAAAGCGCCTTTAGTTTTTCCGCGTTTTTGATCTTATATTCAGCGTGGTATTGTTTGCGTTTTTCGGGGTCTGCATACGGCATGGCGTAGAAAACCCACAGGCTGACACAAAGTAAAGTCATTTTACCTCACCTCACCTGTAAATTTTAATTCCTGCGCCGTGGCGAGCAGCCCCGACACATAATCTGAAATGCGTTTCGGCAACTTGCCGAACTCTGCCCGCGCAATTGCGCCGCGCGGGGAAAATGAGTACGTCACACGCTTTAAGCGCATATTGTAAGACTTATGCCCGCGAAAAATCACGTCGAGTTTATTCACCCAAACCTGGACGGCGGAAGACTGATTCGCGTTAACTTTAATAGCGAATTTACCGATGCGCCGTAAATTAAGTTCTGACACGTCCCAAATAAACGGGCGAAACTCGTTGACCTCAATTAGATCAATCGTCGCTGTGTTTTCGTTCCACTGATTCTCGCCGACACCGACGGTCAAAAAACCGCCCGTCGCGCTTGACTTAATGTAAAAGCGGATTTCTTTTATGATACCTTCCGCCGTCACATTCCACTCAACGCGCTGATTAGCCGCGTTTTGAAAATCCAGGCGCACAGAGCCAGTCGAGTACATAAAGTCACCGAACGTAGCGTCAGTCGCTATCGCCAAGTCACCTGAACCGGCTATACCCGCTGCGCTCGCGTCGTTTAAGTCGTCAATTGTCTCGCGGTAAATTGCAAGCGGCATAATAAAACGATACGTTCCCCGCTCGAAATAATCTGCGCCGCTTTCAATCACTAAGCCGTCAATTTCAGCGGAAAGTTGAGGCTGCGACAAAGAATCACGCAAGCTCTCGCCGATAATGTCAGCGTCAGCGTCACTGAAAAAACCAGGTATTTGATAAATAAGTTCTCGTCGCCCGTAAGTTTTGACCGATGCCGCGTCGTTGTAAATCCCCGCAACCGACCACCCCGCGCCACCGCTGCCGCGCCCTTCCTGTCGCTGAACAATAATCGCGTTTTTAATTTCGTCATAATTATATTTTGGTTCAAACTCATTGACGCGATAGCCGATCGCAAACGTGCGCACGATTGCGCCGCTGTCCATCTCAAAATACGTTTCGCCGTCGCCGTCGACGCCCCAACGAGCGGACGCCATCTGCGCCAACGTGTCAAAAACCTGCCGCAAAGAAAATTTTCCCAACTCGATCGCGTTAGCAAGAACGACGCCTGTGGTCGCGTCAATTTTTGACGCATTGTAACGCACTGGAGAAAACGGCGCGGCCTCATCTACGCCGACGACATAATCGCGAAAAAGCTCACGCGCAACGTCGCCTACGTCACGCAGCGCAGCAAAATCGACGTCGGCGCGCAGATCGTCAATGTACCGACGCAGGCCGAAGCCGCGATATTCGAAAGGTCTGTTTTTGTCCGGGTTCGCAAACGCTCCGCCACGCGTGCCCGCTTCATCCACAGTCGTGATAACGCCGGAAAACCATTGAAACGATGTATTCGCAATCGTCACGTCGATAATTGAGAACGGCAGAATTTCAAACGTCGGCAGACGATTGAGGCGAAGCGTAAAATCAGCGCAGCCGTTTTCATCAAGTGTGAATTCTATTGAATGCAGCACAGGTTTTTCAATGTCTGTTCTGAGCCTGCCCAAAACAGCGCCCGATACGCTCGACACCGTTACGGTGATTGACTCACTACCTGACGCGGCGACGGCGGGCAGGCTGTACGATTCAGGACGTGTCCAACCGCGCGCGCTTCGCTGTCCGAATCCGTATTGAGTGCGATACGTGCCGACAGCTGTGGGCGGATTGACCACTTGCCCGACGTTTTCAAACTCGCCAAACTGAGTGCCGCCTAAACAATCGGAGCTGCCAATCGTCGCAAATTTGGGCATACTAAAATGCCCACCTGCGCCGAAAACTTACAGTCATAGTGACAGGCCCGAACGCTGAGACATAACGCAACGAATTGACGCCAGGTACAAGGTGCAAAAAGCCTGTGCCGTCGGCAATGCCGTTCGACACCTCGGTCACCGTTGACCCGTTCGTCAAATATACGGTGCCCTCGCGGCAATCTATTTCAAGCGTCGTGCCGGGCGCAAATGACGACGACGAAAAAGTGAAAAGATCGGCGGTCGTGTCGTTAAAGATTGCGAAATTTTGATTTAGCTCAGTAGGCTCTACTGTAATTACCGGATAAATTGTTATGCTGCCCTCGTTTGTGCAGCTCAGCGATTCGCCGTTGTCAAGTGCTGCGCTGCCTGAGTCAACCTCTGTTTCGGTCGTTGACTCCCAAAACGTACCGACGGCCGTAAACTGAACGCGCGCAGACGCGTAACGCAGCTCTGTACCCGCTTTCGGGTTAAGATCGAGCGAGTCAGGCGAGACTTCTAACCGGCGTCCGTTGTCGTCATCGACTAAATAAAACGGGGCGACCTCAGCGCGCAGAGCAGCATAAAGTGCTTCGGCATCGCTAATAAACGCTGCGTCAGTTTCACCGTCAACGCTGTAAGTCAAAACGATATTGCGCCCGCTCTCTTTTCTGTCGCCTTGCGGCGCCTGTCCAGGTTGACCGTAGCGGTCAGTGTAGGACACGCGAAAACGCAGGCCCGATAAATCGACTGCCCATTTTGAAAAATCGTATTCGCCCTCAGAATTTGTTAAAACTAAATTCATGCGAACACCATCCGACGTTGAATTTGCTGGCCTAATTTGTCAGCGAGTTTATTCAGAGTCGATTCGTCGCGAATATCGCCCTGTATCGCGCCCGCCTGAATGTTAATCACGATGCCGCCGCCGATACCCGCGAGCCCTTTGTCAATCGCCGAAAGCATTTTCGCTGTGCGCCCTCGGTCAAGATAAAACTCGCCTGACTCAACTTTCGCGTTGTAATCTGTGCCGTTTTCGTGTCTGCCCGTGCCGCCGATGTACCCGCCGTCTTCAAGCAGCCCCGCCGGTTTGATCGGTTTTTGCGACGATATTTGCCCAACGCGCATTGTCGTTGCTGTCGTGATAACTGCTGCTGCCGCCGCACCGAGCGCCGGGCCGACAAAAGGAATGGGCGCGAGAGCAGCAAAAGCCTGCGCCGCTGCGGCAATGCCGCTTGCGATAGTTTCAGCTATCTTCACAGCTTTTGTGCTCTCAAAAGCGTCAACTTGCGCTTTATATTGCGTTTCAAGCCGCTGCTTTTCAATCGCTTTTTCTTCTTTTGCGCGCGCGTCATCGAGCGCTTTCAATTTTGCGTTTTTTTCTTCTTCTGCTTGCGTCAACGCTTCGTTTTTTGCGTTCGTTAGCGCTTCGATCTCTGCTCTGTTTTTCTCAGCATTCGCTTTTTGCGTCAGCTTTAGATCGGCGTCGATGCTTTTCTGTTTGCCTGCGAATTCCTTGGCGAGCGCCGCGAGCGTTTCCTGGTATTGACGCTCACGCTCCTGCCGCAAAAGCCGCGCGTCTTCTTCCATTATCGACTCAGTAAGCTGCCGCTGCTCGCGGTCGAGCGCGCGCTCGTTGAGCACGGCCATTTTCTGTTCGTACTCTGCCTGGTCGCGCGCGAGGTCGTCTTTGAACTTTTGCTCTGCTGCTGCTTTTGCTTTTTCGTACTCTTCATTCGCGATCAATAAACGCTCATCCGCAAATCGCTGCGCAAGCGCGTTTTTAACGCTCTCGCCCTCAGTCAAAACGCGGATCTGCGAGTCGAAAGAATCAGAAAGCGCTTTGATTTTTTCGTTTTCTTGCATTTCCAGCGCCTCACGCGATGCTTTATATGTTTCCGCCGCGCGGTTTGCTACAACGTCAAGATCACGCAACGCGACCTGCGAATCGTATTCTATACCCTTTGCAATTGTGTCCGTAAGCTGAGAAAACGGCTTTATGATTTGATTACCGACATTCGCGAGCGCTTCAACGACACCGGCCGTCGCGATTGCCCCTTTTATTTTTTGAAAGTTCTCTGTATAGGCTTTTTGGTATTTTTCGACCTCAATCGCTTCGGCTTCTAAACTTTTTGTGTTTCGCGCGCTATATGTCGCAAGGGCGCTGTTAAACGCATCCATTGATTTTAGCTGCGCTTTTTTTCCGTCAGTCAATCTCAGCGCTGTTCCAACCGCTTTTTCTTCGGCAGAATTAAGCGCCTGAATTTTTACCGCCGTGTCACGCATCGCGGTTTTATATTTTTCCATATCGGCAATAGTTTTTTTAATCGCGGCGTCGTACTGCTCAGAGGTCATTACGTGATTTTTCAGACTTTCGCCGAAAACTTTAATTCGCCCCTCAGCTTCGTTATAGAGTTTAGCCTGCTCAATTAACTGCTTATTAAGCGCGGCAAATTGATTTCTTTTTTCAATGTCTCTGAGTTCGCGCGTTTTGTTAATGAGCTGCTGCATACTCATAGTTTGCGTGTCAATCGCCTGCCCCGCAGCCAAAGCGCGCTTGCGTACATCTTCTTTAATACGAGCAAGTTCCGCCTGATCGGCGCTCGTTAATTTCGTTTTGCTCGCTAATTTCAATAACGCAGTCTCAGTGTCGCTCAATGCTTTTACGTTTTTTGCCGCCTGTCTTTCCTGCTCTTGCGCAACTTCGAGCGCGGTTTTATTCGCGTTTTTGTACGCAATCACACCCGCCGCTAAAAGCCCGATGCCCGCGATAACCAGTCCTACCGGGCCAAGTAAAAGAGAAAAGCCGGCTGCGATGGCGGGTATAATTGCGGCGATAGCGGACAAAGCAAGAAGCAGCGCGCCGAACGCAGCCACGCCGGCAGCTACTTGCATAATAGTTTCGCGTGTATTGTCGCTAAGCCCGCGCCACCAGGAAATCACGTTTTTAAGAACATCCTGCACTTTTTCAAGCGCCTGGCTCTGGTTTATAAATTCGATCGCAGATTCGGCGACGACGTTGCGAACACCGGTCAGACCCATCGTTACTTTTGACAAGTTATCATTGAACGCTTCAGCGTTTTTACCCGCTTTCTCGCTAACAATTTGCCCGAACGCATCGGCCTCTTTACGCGCTTCGGAAAGTGCTTTACTCCCGCCTTCGAGCATCGACACCATTTTCGCGCCCTGCTCGCCAAAAATACGCACAGCCGCCTGCGATTTTAACGCAGGATTTTCAATCTGCGCGAATTTATCTGATAACTCAGCTAAAAGTGTCGATTGATCTTTGAGCTTGCCAGACGCGTCTTTGGTCTTAATGCCTAAATCTTTGAACGTGCGTGCCGCCGTTTCTGAAGGATTCTGTAATTTAACCAGATTTTTTGACAGCTCTTCGGTCGATACCCCCGACATTTTCGCTGCATAATTCAAAGAAGAAAACGAGGCGACGGCGACACCCGCCGAACGCGCGCTTTTGATTGTCGCATCCTGAAAATCAGCAGCAAACTTTATCGCCGCGCCCGCCGCGATACTTACGCCAGAGAACGCCGCGCCAATTTTTGCGATGTCAGCCTGAGCTTTTGAAATGCCTTTGCCAAATTCAGTGCCGTCAAGTTTCAGTAAAACAACAAGTTTAGAATCTGCCATTTTAACCTCTCTTGACCGCTGCGCTTGTCACCATTTGCGCTTGCGTAAATCGACCGGCAAGCGTAATTTATCGTGCCACGTATAGTCACTCTGAATGCGCGCCATACGCCGCGCGCGGTGTAGCTCGTTATCAAAACGCCGCGACAAGTTGCCCTCATTCAGCCGCGCCTGGAAATCAAGTTCATCACGCGCGTGCAGCGCTTCCAGCCACAGCTCGATCTCATCAGCGCACATTTCGCGCAAATCAGACAGAGACAGCCCGGCTTTAAGCAACGGCAGCGCGTGATAACGCGCGTGAATTAGCTTTTTTTTTCCGCAGTTTCTTCAAGCGGCTTTTCTTTCAGTTCGCGCACTTTCGACCAAATCGCGCCAAGTTGCTCGTCGTCAAGCTGCCCCGCGAGCGTCTCATCGAACGGCTCGCAGGTCAGCTTTAACATTTCATAAGAAAATGTCAGTCCATCTGTCTCGCCAGCCGCAAGCGCATCCGAAAGTTTTTTGATCTTCGCAGCGTGCGCTTTTGCGTCCTTAATCTTTATTCTTTTAAGCGTAAAATAAAGGCTCTTGTTTCCTTTAAGTTTTACTTGCAAAACCCGCTTTGGCGGCTCTGACAGGTCAAGTTCAAACACTTTTATGCAACTCCTGACCACCACAGCGCGGGCTGCCCGCTCGCGTTAACAACGTCAGAGCATTCGAAAGCCGCTGCCATGATCGGGTAAGTGCGCTGCGTCGACGCGTCGAAAGTCAACTCGAGCGTCTCTGAATAAAACGCGGCGAGCATATAGCGCCATTCGAGTTTATTTGTCGACTCAACGCCGTCAGGGTTAAACGCTTTGAACAAAACCCACACTTTGTTTGCCGAAAGGCGCCGACCAATCGCGCGGTGGTGTGATACTTGTTTCACCGTCACGCCGTCAGTCGCGTAATCGACATAAAAGTCCGGGTCGACAAGCTCGATTCGCTCGACGTAGGGCCGCGTCAGGCTATATTCGATTTCAGAATTTGACCCCGTTAAAACGCGGTCAGCCCACGAGGTGCCTTTTTGCGCCTCAACTAAATCAGTGTAAGATCGCACATCACGTAATACCGCAGACGAACACCCGCCAAGCGCAGTATAAGACGCCGTCGACCAATCGTCTTGCGCTGTGTTAGTCGGCGCGACATACAAATTTCCAGGGCCGAGAGACAATTCGCTATTGCCCGCCACCCATGCCGTTGTTGCCATATATTAAATCTCCTCTTTTTCGCGGGTTTCCCCGTCATTTTTAGTTTTCAAAAATTGCTTACTGACTTTATCGCCAAACGAGTCTTTCGTGCTGCGCTTTAACACGTCGTCAATACTTTTTGACGGCAGCGAAAGAGCAGAAAACGGGGACAAATTGTAAACAGGCCGGCCGATAAATGCGTCAAACTGACGCGTCATGTCAGCGTATTTCGACTCTTTTTCACGCGCGCTCATTGTGTGCGCAACTGTTTGCTGCGACACGTGATGCGCGAAATCTGCGCCGGCGAGTAGCTGTTCGGCCGCGCGCGGGTTTCCGTTGCGGCGCGCCGCTTCGCGAACCTCGGCAGCAGATAAAAAACGGCAGTCAATACCGAGCAGATAAACTTCCGACGCGCCGTAAATCAATGCGGCATTGATTGCAGGCAAGGCCGACGATCTGCCCATATAAAGCCCGTCTTTGAAACGTTCTGTAACAAACGCCGCGCGTCTAAACTCGATGATATTCTCATTTTTCGGCACGACTAAATCACGCCTGCACAGCACTTTTGCGGTATGCGCGCGCGGGTCGTACCCGTGCGGCTTTGCCTCGGTCAAAAAAGACGTGTCGTAAAACACGTGCAAATCATGTCTGCACAGTGCGTAAGCGTGATTTATTGTGACGACTTTTTCGCCGTCAAGTCTTGAAAAATCAAAACCGACGAGCGACGGGCCGGAACCAATGACAAAAACGCGTTTGTTCTCAAACATCTGCGTCAACTACCTTTTCAATAGAATGCGCGTTGTAAGTTAGAATACGAACACACGTAAAATACTCGCCATCTTCATCAATGACCTGAGACGACCTGCGATAAGTCAGCCGATAAATCAAACCGTCGAGCGAAAAACGAAATTTAGTTAGCGCATTTTCAATTGCCGCCGTCGCTTTGTCGCACGCTTCGATGAAAGAATCGTCTGCGCTGGCAACGTCGGCAACGTCATAGCCTTTTGAAATGACAACGATATCAACATCATAATCGCGGCGCAGGTTCGCGTCGTCGGCGCTGTACTCTGCCGAGTCGTTGCCGGTAAAAACCGATGCAAGTGGGTAATCAGTCAGTTCGTCAGAAAAAGGTTTCACCCGCGCGTCGTGAACGCTGACAAGTTCTGCAACGTTTGATAATTCGGCGACAATCGCCGCGCGGATTTCGCGATATTTACTTAAAGAATAATTCATACTTTCGCGCGCGTTAAATACAGCATAACCCAGCCCGTGCCGTCAGGCTGTACAGTTTTAACTGTGTAGTCGAGACCGCGCACAGTCACTCGCCAATCGGCAGCATTTGTTGACGTGATTTCTTCGCCGAGCGCGGTCGCCCACGTCGGCGCATAGATTGATAATCGAGGGGTTTTTGACTGAACCGTTTGCCCGGTCTGCACATTGACCTCTTGAAAGGTTAAGTCAAAAACACCTGACCCGGTGTGCGCTGCCGCTCCCGTATCAATCGTCACCGACTCCGCAAACCCGCTTGTTTCGTTTTCAAGCATGGTTTGCAGGTCGTCGGCGACTATGTCGAGAAACGGCATCACACTCCGCTCAGTTCAGTTCAGTTTACGCGACTACTTGCTGAACCGCAAACATATCGACACGCTTCGGAACAATCAGCGGCTTTGCTTGCGCGCGTACCATGATCGCGTCTGGGTTCCAATTCTCTTTTGTGTCAAGATAACGGTCAGTTGTGACCATACCGCCCGCTGCCGCGCTGAACACCTGCGCATAATAGCGTGTGCCCTCGCCGAAAGTTGAACCGACAATAACTTTGTTGGCCGGCACGTAGTACGTCAGTGTGTCTGAGTCCGGGGCCTTATACACGCCGTCATAAGTATATACGCGCAGGCCGTCAATCTTGCCACGATAAGTCGCCCCGAGACCCATCGCCTCATACGCAAGACGATCACTTTCCGGCCCGCGATACATGTCAAGCTGTGCTTGCACGTGCGTGTCTGCGACAAACTTGTTAAAAAGCGAAGTACGCATCACAACAACGTCAGCCATAACGTCAGCATAAGTCTGCACAAGCTCAGCAAGCGTGCGCAAATTTCCGATCGGGTCAGAGTTTGAGCCGCCCCACATGTAGTTACCGGCGAGAGCCGCCGGGCGCATCGCGGCTGTCGGGCCGAAGTCGATAACATCGCCAAGCGTCGAGCCGTTAATATCTTTTAACGTGATTTGACCTGAAATCGCGGCCTGCGCGGCCTGCAATTCTTCAGCACGCGCAATGACGTTAAGCAGGTCAGTGTAATCCTGGTCAATCAGCTCCGCCGCGCCGTCGCCCGCCTCGAACGGGTTGCGGCCTGGAATACGACGCTCCAGGTCAACGCCCGTAATTGATCGCGAGAACGCAAGCAGCGGCGGCGTCAGCGTTTTAGTGTTAAAAAGCTGACGGTCAACCGGAATCGCCATATCGTTCGGGCCGACATACGCGCCGACGGTGCGACCGCCTTTTACAAGGTCAAACATAATTGACGGTGAAGGTTCAACTCGCAAACGGTTGAAAAACGTATTCAGCAGAAAAGTGTTCGGTGTACGAAAGAGGCGCGTTGCCTCGTCCATACTTTGCCGAGTGTAGGGATTAGTAAGTGTAGTTGCCATTTTATTTTCTCTCCTATTTGCGCGGCGTTACACCTGCGCTGTCGTGCCCTTGACGATAATAATGCCAATATCGCGCGCCGTTGCGTCAATATCTGTCACATCGTCAGCAGAAGCCTCGCCTGAAATCGTAATGCCGCCCTGAATAAACGTGCCGGTTTTGTAATAGCTGATGCTTTTGTCGCCGCCGGTCGCGTCAACGTCTTCGGCAGCAAGCGCAAAAAACGTGCGGTGGCCGTCATCAGCGCCTCCTGTGCCCCAGGTTTTCAGTTTACCAGTCGCGGTGATTTTGCCCAACGCCTGCCCGCGCACGACGTTTTGCCCTGAAAGCAGCGTCCCGCGCTCCGTCGTAAATTCTTTGCCTGCGACAAGTAAATTGTCGTAAGCGCTTTCGTTGCTTGAAAAAGTTGCCATTTTTATTCTCCTTTTTACGCGAGCCCGCGTTTTTTTCGCATCGCAGCGATAACTTTATCGTTCCACGCTTTCGCCGCGATTTCCTCAGCGCTTAGCGCTATTGACGCATCAGGCGAAGCTGGTACGTTTACTGCCGCGCTGTCACGCTCACGAGCTTCACGCTCTGCATTAATTCGTGCCTGCGCTTTCGCCTGCGCGGCAATCCGCAGATTAAACGCCAATTTCGCAGCAGTGATCTTACGATCTTTACGCGCGGCGGCGATTGCCATTTTTTCTTCTTCATCTGCCGGGGTCATTGCGTCAATTTCTGCCTGACGCTGCGCTTCTTGTTCCGCGCCCTCAGTCAGAATTTGATCGTAAAGCTCTGGCAGATTTGTTTTTATCCAGTCGACCGTTAAATCGGCTGTGTCGACCATTTCAGCGGTCGGCGTTTGTTTTGTTGCCATTTGATTTTCTCCAATTTTATTTTCGTCGATAATTACGTTTTCAGCGGACGTTTCAGCCGCCGCCTCTTTCGCGCTTTGCAATGCGCTTTCAAACGTGCCCACAACGTCAGCCATGCCACGACGCACGGCTTCACCGGCGATAAAAATATCGCCCTGACCAAATTTTTCTGCAACGGTCGCGGCATCGACGCCGCGCCCGCGCGCAACGTGCTGCATAAAAATTGCAGCGAGATCATTTAGAAAAATCTGCATCTGCGCCCGGCTTGCGTCAGTCGACGTTTCCGGGTATTTGTTCGGCGTCGATTCTGATACTATCCACTGCGTGTAATCGTCTGTGATCGGATAGCATACGCCAAGCGCCCCCGCGCCTGACGCTTCGTGCATCGTTATTATTTGCGCCTGAGACGCAAGCCAATAACCAGCACTAAAACAATCGCCCGCGACGTATGCGTGAACAGGCTTTACCCGCCGCACTGCGTAAATTTGATCCGATAACTCTGCTGTGCCGTTAACCTGCCCCCCAGGCGAATTGATAAAAAGCAGAATAGATTTTACAGCAGGCGACGAAACTGCTTCGGCAAGCTGGCGCGAAATACGCACAGACGACGCTCCGCCCAAGCACTCGCAAAAGTCGTCCTCGTCACGTAATAAAACGCCTGAAATGTCGATAACTGCCACACCGTCAAAATATTTAACCGGGCGTTCAGCATACGCGCGCCCCGTCACAGGCTCTGACGTAATCAATGCCGCCCACTGCTTTGGCGCAGCCCAAACGATGTCTTTTCGTTTCAACATATCTTACGTGCTCCGCTTACCTGCGCCGTGTGTGCTGTAAAGTGTTTTATTCATTTGGTTCAACCGGCTTTACTTGCTGCGCCTGTTCGCGCCGTAAAATTCTTTGGTTCTCTTCCCAATCCACGCCGGTAAATTGCGCGGCTTCGCGCTGCCTGTTCGAATAGCCAAGTTGCACGAGTTTTTCGGACGCGTTGAGTTCTGACATAAGATCGACACTGCCGGTGGTTTCGCCGATCCATTCTGCACATAAATACGCACGGCGCGTCTCGAGCGAATCAAAAAAACCGGGCGCAACAATTCGCCCCGCTATAATTTCCTCGGTCAACCATTCTTCATAAAACGGCTGACACCAGCGATTCGCAATCCACATTTTTTCAACGGCAAAAAACTTGCGCGCCTCGTTTTGTGCGCCTTTGGTCGCTGAATAAGAACTTTGGAAAGTTTTCATTAAAACTTCATACGGCAAACCGAGGGCCGCCGCAATCATTTTGACCATAAAATCGACATACGCGGCAAAACCTGTATTCGGCCTGCCCGGATTTGCAAACGTCACATCCTCGCCAGGCTGCAAGTGCATAATTGCCGCCGGGCCTAAGCTGTATTCATCGGCCGCAACTTCCGGCGCGTCATCCGAAAAATCCTGCGGCGAGTCCAAAACGCCGCTGTCGGCTGACTTAATGAACGCAGTATACATCGCAGCGACTGCTGCGCTCTCTAATTCTGCTTTTGTATACTCTTCGAGTTTCCTCAGCTCACGCATAACCGCCGATAAAAACGGCAGACCGCGCGATTGACCAGGAAATTCGCGACGAAAAACATGCAAAACATTTCTACGCCCGCTCGAAAAACCAAACGCAGGAATTTCGTAATCTGTATTGTCGGGGTTACGGAAATTGTACGCGACCGGGCGCCCGTTAATGTCAAGCCGCACGCCGTCGCGCCACAGGTAATTCGACGCTGAAAAACCGAGAGGATTTGTAATGACTGAAGTGTCGACGAGTTTTGCGCGCAACGAATAAATACTGTGTCGACGTGGTATTGATTTAAGCACAGCGAACGCCTCGCCGTCAATCAACCGCGTGAGTGTTACGAGCCCGGTCATTTCATGCCAGGTCATTACGCCCTCAACGTCGCACTCAGTCGAGTCAACGTAGCGTTTCCAATTACGCTCAGTTATTGTTTCCCACTCGCTTTTTTGCTCAGGCGTCAGCCCTAAAAAATCAGCGTCGATATTCGCATTAAGCGTAAATCCGCGCCCGACTGAGTTATATAGATGCGTATTGATCGCTGCACGACCGATTGCGTTATTTCTATACAACGACCGCGACCGCTCAACCAGCGTCGGACGATCAAGTAAAATTTCCTCGTCAGCTTTACGCGCGCGATTTGTCTGCCATCGGCGCGCCCACTGCGCAAAACGCTCAGCACCTTGATACGAATCAGAGGCGAGTTGCAAAAAAAAGCGGCCGACAGCCCGCGCAGGTTTTTGATAAAATTTCAAAGGCGAACCGTCCCGAATTTGTACCGGCGCGTTGTGCCGTTCGCGCGGTCAAGTTTTGCCTGCCAGTATTCGTAAAGTTTTAGCAGTTTTTCGACGTCCTGATTCGTTTTGCTCCGCGACGTGCCACCCATATTAAGCGTGTATGATTGCGCCGTCAGCGCTGCTTCATACGCTTCTTTCGCTTTATCGCGTTGCGCGGTCAATTCAGCGATTGTCACAACTACCGCCTGAACGTGCCTTACGTGCTGCGTCAATCATAAATCAATGCCCCGAGAAATCACCCGGCGCGGGGCGGGCCGACGAATCAGCCTTTGTGCTTCAGGGGCGGATTGTTTCTCGCGCTGCACGCGGTTTTCTAACGTTTGCCAGTCAGCATCGCGTAAACGATCGAGCCCCAAAATAATCGAGAGCGCGCGATTGTAGACCAGCAAATCTAAAGCTTCGTTACGCTCATAATGTTTTTTCCACGCCTTACGCTGATTTTTGCCGGTTTGCTGCAAACTCTCCGCCGTGATCTGCCTAAAAAATTCAGGCGGGTATTCGGGAAAGTGTATGTAGTTTTGCGGATACTCGCCCGCCTCTGTCAGGCCCAAACGTAAACGCGTGTACAATTCGCGTTTAATCGGGTTTACGCCAATCGGCCAAAATCGCGCACCGTTCGTTATCCGCTTACCCTCGAAATTGAAATCGACCAGGCGCGGCTGGCCCACTGGCAAATCAGACGACACACCTTTCATAACGTAAACAAAATCGGGGCGATGTCTGCGCGCCCACGCATATACCTTGCTGGTCAAATATCCTGAGTCAATCGCGAACGCGCGCAAACGCATTTCCGCGCCGCTTTCGTGCTCAATAGGCTTTTCCAGCCACGCGTCAAGTTGCTCCCACACAGCATTTTGCGTTGTATCACCAAGCAGTTGAAAATAGTCTACACTATACTGCCCGTGCTTATGCCACCCCTGAACTAAAATTTCGATACGGTCTTTTTGCACGTCAGCGGCAGCAGTGAGCAGAACCACTGGCGCAGGTGCAACGCCGATTTGATACGCCTCGCGGCGCGCGTAAATCAATTGCCAGTCGGGGGCATCGGCGCGGTCAACCCATGTTTCACCCAAAACAGTATTTACAAAAACGCGCAAAAGTGACGAGTCTTCTTTCGCCGCTAAAAAATCACGCACAGCGTCAGACCAAGAATACCACCCCACAGGCGAATAAAGCGCAGATAAGTGAAAGCCGATCGTCACCGGGTCTTTGCTTTCCTGCGTCGCGCGCCATTCGCCCGCCGCAAGCATTTCGTTTTTATCGTGATTGTAAATTTTTTCTTCGCATGATTCGCAAACATAATGCGCGGTGTCCGGGTCATTGTCTGTCCATTTCAACCGCGGCCATTGCAGCACTTGTTTATGCCCGCAGTGCGGGCAGGGCACAAAATAAAAACGCTTGTCTGTTTCCTCAAACTCTTTTTCAATTCTGCTTTCATTCGCGACGGTCGGTGTCGACGCGATAAAAATTTTTCGCCGGTTGCCATACGTGCGAGTCCGCGCGTAAGCTAAATTCACCGGGTCGCCCTCGCCCTCAATAGAGCCGGGGTACGCGTCGATTTCATCCATAACAACAAAACGAACGGGCTTCGAGCGCAGGCCGACCGCTGAGTTTGCGCCCGTAAACGCCCAATAGCCGCCCAAAAATTCTTTGAGTAAAGTTGTGTTGCCGCTGTCACGCGAACGCGACTCTTTGACCTTAACGCGTAAAACTTCACTTTCTGCAATCAAAGGGTCAATGCGGATTTTTGAAAACTCTTTCGCCGCGTCGAGTGTCGGCATGAGATACAACGCCGGGCCTGGTGACACGTCGGCGACATACCCCAAAAAATTGACGGCCATTTCAGACGCGCCAACCTGAGCGCCTTTCATTAACACGATTTTTTGATATGGCGAGCCGACCGTCAACGCGTCCATAATTGCCGCTAAATACGGCGTGCGCGACGTTCGCCATTTGCCAGGCTCGGCTGAACCTGTGCTCGATAAAACACGATGCGTGTCTGACCACGCGGCGACACTCAACGACGCGTCAGGCGTTAAACCTGCATTTACAGCATCGCGGAAAATTTCGTCTGCGTCATCAAAAATGACGTCCGATAAAACATTATCACGCTTCGCTTTCATCGCGTTTTTTATTCTTTGGTTTTGGCGTTTTTTCGATAGCAACTAAAACCGCGCGCGATTCTTTCGCCCACGCCTGGCGAACGATTCTTTCGATTTCGTTTGCGCTTAGTTTTTTGCCTGTGCTATTCATCGCAAGAATTTGCGCCGCGAGGTCAGCGGCTACACGGTCGGGTATTGCGAGAACCGCATCGCGTATTGTCCGCGCCCATTTGAAAACAGCTTCCTTCACTGCTTCTTTTTCCAAAAGTTTATTTCGTTCTTTCGCAAGTTCAATTTCTTTGAGCTGGGCTGCCGCTGTCTCCTTTCTAATTTTTACAGACATGAACGACGCCGGCTCCGCAGACGATTTTTTGCCGCCGAGTTTGCGCCCGTTCATCGAGCGCACCGGGTCTGTGTTATCATTAAATTGTTTTTCTGCGTCATCCGGCAAAGAGCCGTCGGCGTTCAAAACGATGCGACCTGTCTCGATCGCTTCGGCGACGCTGCGTTGCGTGACGCCAAGTTTTCTTGCCAACTGCGCTTGCGTCATAGGCTGATTTTTAGTCAGACGCTAAATCGCATCCGGGGTGCCAAGTACCCGCGCGAGTGTTTTTCCTTTAGAAGTACCTACCACAACAAAAAAATTTACGCACTGAGCGCAGCACGTTAGCGTCGTTAAATCACTTTTTCTTTTTCTTTCTGTCGTCATTATTTAACTCCTTCAACGAATCGGGGATAGCGTATATAGCTTTGCAAATGCCGCCGCTTAGAATAAATATAAATCCTTTTTTCACGCGAACGAAAGCGCCAAGGTACTGACGATTCAGCGAACGTATGTAAGCCGCTGCGCTCCCCGTGTACTGAGGAACAGACGACATATTATTCGCTTCACGCGCTAAATTCTGCGCCTTACTAATCGTCAGGCCAAGCCCCATCGCCTGCCGCATTGCCATTTCACTCAATTCCATATTAACCTATCGGGCGCAGCGATTTCTGCACGTGCTTCGCCCACGCTTTCGCGTATGCACCATCAATCTTTTTATTCCACGCTTCTTGCAATACCTCGCGAAATTTGAAACGCTTTCTGTAAGTCTGCTTACGTGTGAACAGGAGAAACAATTTAGAGTGCACTCCCTGCATCTTAAAAATTCCAAAAGGCATGCCATCGACTTTACGTCTCGCAATACGAAAACCGGACTGCTTAGCTTTATCGCGCGACCATTGCCACGGGTCACCAGCCTGCAAAGCAGAAAGCATTTTTGTCACGTCGCCGCCTTTCATATTACCGCGCGAGTCAGGCTGCATCGCGTAAACCTGCTCATTGTCTTTTAAGATCCTCGCGTTTTGCAACCAGTTTTCAACCCGCTTGTCTTTACGCACCCCACCGGCTTCTTGCACTGCCAGCCATTGTGCAGGGCTTGCGCCTTTCGTCGTGTCATCGTTTATCCAAAGTTTTGCTTCAGGATTTTGCGCTGTCGCCATGCGGTACAAAATAGAGTTAAGCGTTCGAGGCGTCGGTTTATCGAACACATCTTTCATGTGCTGTTTAACTTTTGCACGCCCATAAAACATCACATCGTTTAATGCGTCGCTCGCAATGTCTGACGTCGCGTTGTCGCCAATTGTTTTAAGGCGCGCCTCGGTCTCTTTGATTCTTTGCCGAATGTTCAAAACGTCCACGTCAACGCCTCACCATGTGAAAAATCTTTTCGCCGCTGCGATTATCCGCCGTCGCGACGATCTCAAAACCTGCCTTTGCCGCGTTCGCCGCAATCCGTTTTTCACTCGCCCACGTGTGCGGGAAAGGGTGCTCCGGGTCTTCATATTCAACCGGGCGCACGGGCATTTCGACCGTCAGCGTTTTGCGCGCGCGCACGGCTAATGCCGCGAAAATTGCGTCATGCTCCGCAAGTGAAAAGTGTTTTAGAAAACCAAACGCGCACACATGGTCAAAATGTTCAACCGGCAAAACGCGCACGTCACCCACAATAAACTTTTTGCCCGGATTCTTCGCGCGCGCCAAATCCAAAAGCGGGGCCGATTGATCGACGCCCACATATTCAACATTGCTTAGCCGCTGCGCTAAACACCCTGACCCGCAACCAACTTCAAGCAAAGAGCCGGACAGATATTTTATGCTTTCATATTGATCGTCGTGAATCCAACCATTCGCGAGCCAATCGGCCTCTGTGCGCTCGATGTTCTCATTAACATAAAACGTGTAGTCGCGTTTTACCTCGCCTCGCCCTAAAACATGACGCAAAGGCAACGCGTCAACCCACGCCCGAAAACGGGGCTTCTCGTCGAAGAAAACCGGGTGGTAATCTTTGCTGGTCGGCGGGTTAAAGGTTTTTGTGAGCGCCGCAATTTTGCGAAAGTAAAGCATCAGTGTCGGTATAGATTCGATAACTGATATGCAAGACAACCCGCTTTGATACGAGACGAACCCGTCACAATGCCTAAGCAGCGAGACGATAACCGGCGCAGGCAGGTCAATCAGCACAGAATCAAAAAACCCGTGCAGCGACGGCAAAATGTCCGCATCGTATTGCGCGCCGATCCAAATCAGATTTAGTTCAGGGTCTGCCCGCAACTCTGAAACCCTTGCAACCCAATCAGCCGCAGACCACGTGCCCGTCGATTTCGATTCGTTGTTCGCAATGCCAGACGTGTACACGACAATGTTTTTCTCGCCTGGCTTTAAATGCATGAGCGCGCGCCGCTGCGATTCAACATCAATCTGCCAGTTTAAAATAAACTCGGTAGGAAACGCGGGCAGATATGTTTCAAGCCGCCGTCCAGCTTCAAGCCATGTATTTGCTTCACAATACATGACCGGACGCAATGCAGCATAATGCCCCTCAGCCGCCGCGCGCTTGACTAACTCAGGATAAGGCAATCCATCAGGCGCAACGCTCTCGACACAGTCGATATACTCTAAAAACTTGCCTCGCGACATTTTAATGTCGCTACCGGGCGGAGTATGAATCCTGAAACGCTCGCCTGCCGCGTTCGCTGCCCTCGCGAGCTTTTGCAAAACCCAATAAATATCACCGATGCCGGAAGGCGTGTAAAGGTCGATCATGTCGCCCTCTTGCGTGAAAATACGTAAGTCATCGTGTTCGGCGTTGTCGGGCCTTTGCGTATCGCGTCTTCAACGGGCGCCGCTCCCATGATTTCGTATCCGCTACGGTGAAAAAGCAATTCGAGCGACCGCGAAGAAAAGTAGTGTAAATGCTCATCGGGTTTGTAGTGCCGCCATATCATCGCCGTGTCGTCTGAAAAATCGCGCGGCCTGTGAGGTATTGTTACGACAAACAAAACCGGGCGCAGGGCGAATATTTCGTGAGGATTAGCAAAGTGCTCCAAAGAGTCAAAGCACGTCACGACGCTATAATCGCCGCGAAGCTCAGTTACGCGAGGTAAATCGTCCGCGCGGGGCACTACGTCATGCGCCACAGCGTCAAACCCCGCCTGCCGCGCAACGCGCACAAAAGCGCCGTCACCGGCGCCGACATCGAGCAGAGCCCCGCGCGGCAGAAAGAATGCCGATAAAAAACCAAGCCGCAAAAAAGCCATTTCACGCGTCGGTTTGTCTGCATAATTCTTGACATAATTATCGCCGTAATCGAACTGCTGAAAATCAGGTTGCCAGACGTGTGAACAGACCCCGCAAGAAGCCAGCCGACTTTTCGGCCAGCTAACAAAAGCGGACTTTTCGCACACAGGGCATTTATCACTTACCATATGAAAACCGGCGCAGGGTTACGCAGGCGCGACTCTCTGACAAGTAACATTTCAGTCGTCAGATTGCGAGCAAAACCGCTGAGCGGCCCCCGAGGATTAAATACAGTCAAGACTTTGCCCAAACCCTGCGCGATAGGAAGTAAATGACCCCATTGACTCGCGATGTGATCGACGACGCCACAAAGCGCCAAATAATCAGGCAAGGTGAGTTTAACACGCACGTCAAATGTATAGCCAGATACATCTTGCGCGCATATAAAATACATTCTATCTTTGCGCGCGCTCAGCCACTCCACAAAACGCTCGCGCATCGGCGCAAATGAATAATCTGCTCGCGATACGTGCATGTTTGCTGGCAAAGGCGGATGAACAAGAGTAACAATTTTACCGCTTTTCCGTGCTTCACACATAATCGCGCTAACTGTTTCAGACGGTTTCTGCACGTCGTAAAAAAATTGCGTCTCAATCTTTGAACTTCTCAAATAGTCCTCAAAATAATTCGAGTTGCGCTGTCTCGTGTAGCTCACGTTCACTTTTGACCGCGCAAAAGGAACAAAAGACACGCGGTCGCGAAAAGGCAGCGCGGCAAAAACTTCCGGATAATTCGTGCCGATAGTAAGATGCCCGCGCTCCGCTGCTTGCGCAGCGGTTGGATACAAAAAAACAGAGTCGCCAAGGCCGGACAAGCCCTGTAAAAACGCCACGCACGCAAAAAAGACGTTTTTCTGCGCGCGTCAAGTAGAAAACGCACTGCGATGCGAGGTTCGGGCGAAATAGCCTTGCGGCGAGGGGCAAGTAGTGGTGTTTATCCCGTATCCCACGACCCGTTTTGGGTCGCATATAGGGGGAGTGTTTTTTTATTCTGCGCCTGCCACCCTCTCTCTCAAAAAAAAAATACTCTCTGGAAAGTTTTATTTTTATTAGTGGGATGTGGGATATAGAAAACCATTGATTTTATTGATCAAAATTGACATCCCGCCCACACGAAAATCGTAAAAATGTCGTGGGATAACATAAGCTATCGCATAGCGCCAGGCGCGTATTGCGCGCTGCGCAAAACCAAAACACGCTTTATCACCCTAAAAACCAGCAGAATATCCCATGATCGTGGGATATTTTGTCCCACATGGGAAACGAAAAAATTCGAGAAAAAATCAAAAAAACCTTGACAGGTCGTCTTTATCACCACAAAAATGGCGCATGAAATCAAAACAAAAAACAACACAGCCAAAGAAAAAACGCGGCCGCCCGCCAAAAGTCAAGCCGAGCGAAAGCGACATAAACAGCTATCTGTCAGCTATCGCACGCGAGCGCAACGCGCCGACACAACAAGCGTTTTTTCTGATTTCTTCTTTATTGGCATACGCCCGCCAAAATTCAGGTGCGTTGAAGCAGTATATCACGCGCCCTAAAATCACAAAATGGTTGAGATCGAACGGCTACACGTGCCGTGAAGTTTGGCCACCCGGCAGACATATTCGAGCCTGGACAAAACTATCACAAAAAGAGTTTGTTCGGCTTGTGCGGGCGAGGTATGCTGAGCAGTGACACTTGACGATCTTCTTACTCTCGCCCACAACAAGCGCAAAGGGCCATTTTTTTGTCGATTCCGTGTCTGTGCGCGAACTGGCAGTTTTTGTCGCTGCCGCCGGCCCGCGTGCCGACGACAAGCGCCTGGCAGCGTGGCTCAAAAAGGCGGGGTATCGTCGAGTGCAGGTGTACAATGAAGCTACAAAGAAGCACTGCTGGCGCTGGTTCCGCCCGGTAGATGCGACATGACACCCAAAACCCCCACCACTAAAACGCAAAAAAAGTTGACGCCCTGAACGGGGTTTATTATCTTAATCGTGCCGGGTGGATGCCCGGCAAAGGAAGGAAAAAGAAAATGAAAAAGATATACATAGTGATTGAAAAGGCGGTCAACGCATGAAACCCAAAAAACAGACGTTCGACATCCTCGCAGGCCGTGACGGCGTTGACGTTATTGTAACAGTCGAGGGTTACGCGCTGCCGCACCCCGTGTGCGGTGCTGAGTGGTTTGTCACAAAACTCGCAGGCGTAAAGCGTTACCGATTGTCAGAGGTCAAAAGCGGCATGAAAGTGCGCGACATTGACGCGCGCAACATTGGCGAAGCACTCGCGAAAGCAGAGGAAGTGCTGACGACCTTGTTTCGTCATTTAGGCGGCGAGAAGTTTAACGACGCACTAATGCGAGGTACTGAGCGTATGGCGAAAGCTAAGGAAAACCACAAATGAAACGGGCAACGCTACAAGACGCGATCGACGCAGACCCGTGCTGGCTTGTTGAGTCGGGTGGCAGAGAGCGGCTTGAGGTGCTGTTTTCCGGTCGCGAGTCGCTGAGCGCGCGAGATATAGCTGAATCGCAGATAGCGCATGATGAAAAAGTCTGGGCGTTGACGAGACCGATATTCTTGTCAACACGAAAGGCAGTGCGCGCCGCGATTGAATTAGCAGAACAAGTGATACATATATATGAGAGCGCACACCCAGGCGATACAAGATTGCGTCGTGCGTGTTATGTCGCGAAGAAGCTAATTGATACGCCGAGCGCAGTTAGCGCGGTAGAATACAAGATTGCATTTTCAGACGCATTGCGCGTTGTGGTCAATAGTCCGTTTGACTCGACTGATCAGTCTGTCGCATCAGCAGCAGTGTATGCTACAGAATCGGCTATGCGCATAGCGCCGCCAGGTCGACATGCGAACAAATTAAGAAACACAGAGCTGGCGCGAAAAAACGCTGATTATGCAATACGCTTTGCTGTTTCTGCCGCTTGCGTTGAAACGCGCGCTGCGCAGATTGAGTATCTTCTGCATTTGATTGAAGAAGAAGAAGATGGAGAAAACGAAAAATGAAGAAAAACAACGAAAATAAAACTTACGCTGCGTCACGCGCGTATGTGTGGACATACTGCGAGCCGAGCGAGAAGCTGAGTAGAGCAGCGAAAAACCCTCTTAAAGCTCAGACGCCTGAGCAGGCTGAGGGGGTAGCAATTCACGCTGCAATTCATGCAGCCTTTGACAATTCAATAACACTGAGCAGAGAGGCGCAAAACGTGATTGCGGCGAGTGAAGATGCAGAGTCTGTTATCGCATTCTGCGTTGATGCTGTAAAGAGACTGAGTGAGAGCGTGACAGGCGCGCAGCTTTACTTCGAGTCTGATGCAGATTACGAAAGCGCTGACATTCGCATCAGCGCAAGGCCAGATTGCGTGATCTATTCACGCACTGAGAATACGCTAATCGTTATCGACTACAAAACTGGCTTTGTGCCTGTATCTGCTGCACAGAATGAACAGCTTGCGATTTACGCGCATGCGTTCTGCGCGAAATACAGACTGAAACCTGCCGCAATTCGCGGCGTCATTATACAGCCTCGCCTGTCAATTATCGACTATGCAGAGATCGCTTACGACGAGCGCTTTTTTGCCGATCTTGCTGCCGAACTTGAAAAACGCGAGGGGCAGTATCGCGTCGGCGCGCATTGCAGATCGTGTGCAGCGATAACGCGCTGCAAGGTGTTCCGCGAGGCGATTTACGCATATTATGACCCTGCGAAAAAAGACAATTTAGCAGCGAATCCTGCTGAGTGGGCAAAACTGATTGCTCTTGCGCGGCCAGCGAAGAAGTTTTTCGACGAAATTCTCGACGAGGCGAAGCAATATCTTGAACTTGGTGGCAAACTGCCCGGTGTGGGGCTAACGAAAAGCGCAGGCAGGCGCGCTTGGTTTCGCGAGTTATCACCTGAGCAGATAGCTGAGAAACTAAAACTGTCGCCTGACAAACTGTATGAAGCGCCGAAAGTGAAAAGCCCCGCGCAGGTCGAGAAGCTGAAAGGTGTGGACAGAGACGCGCTGCGCTCTGTCGTGTACCAGCCACAAAACTTGTCTGTTGGCCTGGTAGATGAACGGAATTTTTTGACCGCCGAAGATGGCGAGGAAAAATTCATTCAGATTGCGCCGGTGCTTGGCGCGATCATGGAAAAACAAAAAGCACAAAAGAAGACAAAAAAGTGAGGTAAAAACAATGAGTAAAACATTGACAAAAACAAAGAAAGAGACAAAGCCCGAGAAAATCGACACAGCGCCTTCTGCGACAGTTGCGCTGCTTGGCACGCCGCAGCTTGTTCTGCAACGCGCGACCGACAAGGGCGTAAGCTGTGTTGTACGCAATGCGCGTTTGACGTGGGTTTTCGTGAAAGAGTTTCGTGAAGACAAAACTGACTGGCGCAAGGGTACAAAGAGCGTGACAATCTTAGTGCCAAAAAAGGGCGCTCAGGGTTTTCAGCGTCAGCTTGCTGATGCGATAAAGCAGGCAATCGCGCTGAATAAAAAAGTGGTCGATAGCGCTGAGAAGATGCAGATATTCAAGACTGCGACTGCGATTGACGTTGAGGGTTCGCTGCTAAAAGACGGCGGACGGCCGAACTCGCGCGGCGAGGTGCGTGCAGAGCTTGCTGACTGCCTGACCTGGCAGGTGAAAAAATCTGCTATGCGCGAGAACAAAAACGACGCATTCACTGAGAAGTATCCGATTGCGTTGCAAGACGCGACCGGACGTGCAGTCGAGCCGCACTTCATCGAGCGTGAGTTTTACTCAGGCGTCTATGCTGACGTTGCGTTGACACTATCAGTTTATGAAGTGAACGGCAACGCGGGCGTGACTGCATATCTGAACGGTCTGCGTAAAGTGCGCGATGGCGAGCGCATTGGCGGTTTTGACCCCTTCGCGGGCATTGAACCGGCGGCGGCTGATGAGTCAGCGGACATTAACCCAGACTTGATCTGGTGAGCGCATAAAAAAAGCCCGGCGGGTAGCAGCGTCGGGCAATGAACTTCAGGAGAAACCGATGAAGAACAAAGAGAGCATATCGAATGACGCCGAGCGCGTCAACAAAAATAACGTATTGACCGCGCGCGGTTACAAGCTGCGCGGAGTTGTCTCACTCAAGCACAGCACGCCTTTTGAGCCTGTCGCAATTGCATTTTTGACGCACAGACGTGCGCCGGGGCGGGTCTTCACGTCGCTTGTATATGAGCGATGCGGCGAGCTTGTCTATGCTGATGCGATCCTGTTCGCGGGGCCGGTAAAATGAGTTTTTGTGTCGTTGACGTTGAGTCATTCTCTGCTTGCCCGATCGAGCGCGGGCCGGTGAATTATTTTGCAGACGCGCAGGCCGGCCTTTTTTGTGTCGCGTACAAAATCAATAGTGAGCCTGTTAAAGTCGTTTGGCTTACTGACGAGATGCGTCTGCCTAATGAGCTTTTGCAATTTCAGGGTCGCTTTGTTGCTCATAATTGGTTTTTTGAATACTGCGCTTTCAAGCGCTTTTTTCCAGGCACACGGCTTGCTGACGTGTCGAGCTGGCTCTGTACGCAAGCAATGTCGCGGCGATTTGGCCTCGCTGCGCCTCGGTCGAGCCTGGCTAACGTTGCCGCGCTAATGAAAGTAGAGGCGCAAAAAAATGCCGACGGCAAGCGATTGATTGCGACGTATTCTGTGCCCTATCGCCAAACAGGTCGTTTTTTACCTGTGACTGAAAAAGACAAAGCGGCGTGGATGCGATACTGCGCTGATGACGTTGAGGCAGAGTCTGCGATTTTCGCGCGGCTGTGGCCTCGTTTTTCTGATGCCGAAAAAGCGGTTTTCGAGGCTGACAAAAGACAACAAGCGCGCGGCGTCCCTATCGACCTAAAAGGCGTCGACGCGCTGCTGCGCGCTGAACAGATTTTTATTGAACGTGCGGAAAAGCGTGCTGAGGAAATCGCCGGACGCAACGACGCAGGCACCCTTGTGCTTTCAGGTCGCGATGAGTTTTTGCTGTGGCTTGAAAAGACGCACGGCGTGAAATTGTCTGATGCGCGCGCTGACACGCTCGCTCAGCTATACGCAGAGACAGATAATGCTGAGCTGCGCGAAGCGTTAGACATTCGCACAATGCTGATGACGCGTGCGGTAGACAAAGCTGCGAAGCTGAAAGAGATGACTGCCGCCGACGGGCGATGCTACAATGTATCGACCTACGCTGCCGCGCATACGGGCCGGTGGCAGTCGTGGGGCGTGAATTTTTTCAACTTCTACAAGTTTGCGGTTGAAAGCGACAAGTGGGAAGAGACGCTTAAAACGCAGCTCGAAAACCCGACGAAAAAAGGTCTTGCGTCGCTGCAGCGCGGCCTGGTCTGTGCGCCGCGTGGCTATAAACTCATCACGACAGATTGGCGTGGGATTGAAAATTATTTGTCGCTTTATTATTCAGGTGATGCAGAGCAACGCAAGCGTGTCGAAGCAGGCGAGAGCCAGTATTTGATTTTTGGCGAAAAGCTGTTTAGCCGGCCCATATCAAAAAAAGACGCGCAAGAATATAACCTCGCGAAAATCGCTGTTCTGTCGCTTGGCTACGGGGCCGGGCATGTGAAGTTTGGGGCGATTGCGAAAATGCAGGCAGGCATTGCGATTAACGAGTCTATGTCGCGTCAGATTGTCAAAGTGTGGCGAAGCGCGAATAAGTACGTGACAAGCGCCTGGTCTGCGGTCGAGCAAGCGTTTCGCGATGCAGTTAACGGCGCGTCTGTCGAGACACACAGTTTTTGCTTTTCACGTCGCGGCAAAAACACTGTCTGCGTTACGCTGCCGAGCGGCTATGAGTTGTATTATCGTGGCGCCGGGGTGGACGAACAAGGCAGTCTGTTTTGGACGCCGGACGGCGTAACGCGTGAAAAAATTTACGGCGGGCTTTTGTGGGAAAATCTGATGCAAGCAGTTGCTGCACAGCTATTGCGTCGTGCACTTGTACAGCTTGAGTTTGATGACGTGTGCGTCGTGCTGCACGTTTACGACGAGATCGTCGTTGAGTCGAAAACGCGCGAGGCAGAGAGTATAGCGCAGCGAGTAAGCGATGTTATGCGCTCAGCGCCTGATTGGGCGCCGGATATGAAATTAGAAGTTGAGCAGAAAATAACGCAGAGGTGGGGAAAATGAGAGCAAAAACAAAGCAGAAGAAAACAGAACGACAATATGACATTGAGAATTATCAATTCTGGATAGACAGAGCAGAAGCGACTATCGCAGAACTGCGCAACGATGGCGCACCAGAAGACGTAAACCTGACTGCGGACGAGATGCGGCACAAGTACCTATACCCCGCTAAGGCTGTGCTGTGGGAACTGGACAATATCCCGATTGCTGGTCTTCTACGTGTCGAGTTGCGCGCGGCCATAACAGAGTTTGAGCGAATTTGCGACATATGGGACAGTTGAACAAAAAAAATAAGTCAACGGCGGGAAAAATAGCAATGGAAAACGAAAAAAAAGAATATCATATCACAGCAGCGCTATTGCGCGAGAAAGGCGCGTGCGGCGAAGGGCTCGAAGCGTTTTTGCGTCGTTATGGCGAGACAGGCGTTTTGATTTTGTACGGCGACGAGCGCGACAAGCGCACGCTTTGTCGTGAAAAAAGCTTGCGTCCTTATTTATCGTGGGCGCAGGATAATTTAGATTTGCCGTTGAGTCTAAGCGAGGGTGTTCATGGTGACTTACACGACGTGCGCTACGCATTGATAAACGGCCTTTACGGCGTGTTCGACGGCGTGCGCGGCGACCTTTGCGGCGTTTGGGGCTGTATAACCGGCGTGCGCGGCGACCTTACCGGCGTTTGGGGCGACCTTACCGGCGTTTGGGGTGATCTTACTGGTGTGTGTGGCGATGTCAGCAACGTGTATGGCGACCTCAGTGGTGTGCGCGGCGATGTCAGCAACGCGCGTGGCGACCTTACCGACGTTTGGGGTGATCTTACCGGCGTTTGGGGTGATCTTACTGGTGTGTGTGGCGATGTCAGCAACGTGCGTGGCAGACTGACGCCGCGCAGAGCGAAAATTTTAGGTTTATCGGAAATCAAAAAGGAAGAACAAAAATGAGCAGAACAAAAACGAAGCAAAAGAAAACAGAGCGCGCGCCGCGTGAAAAACTGACGCTGCGCGAACGCAGAGTCAGGAAGCAGTTGCGTGAGATAGCTGCCGATTTAATTTTGAATGACTGGTATATTAAGATCGGGCTTGCTGTCTCAGGCATACAGCTTGCCGTTACGTTTGCTTACATCACTCCTTCTTTTTTCGGCTCTGCGTTTTCGATTCTCTCAGCGATTGGCAAAGCTGCGTTCATCGAAGCAGGTGTGTGGCTGATCAATCGCACAATCAGTCACGCGCGCGCTGTGCGCGTTCATGCTGCCTGGCAAGCGCTGCTGTGGTTCGTGCTGCTCACACTCATGTATATTTCGATGCGAGCAAATTTACGTTACGAATGGGAAAAGCGGGTTGAAGTGAAATATCCGCAAGGCATTTGCGCAGCATACGATGAAGACGCTGTGTGTGTGAAGAGAGAGAAAATCAGTGTGAATGAAGCGAATGTAGAGCAGTATTTGACAGCCGGCGAGCGCGCTGAGGCTTGGCAGCGCGGCGGGCTCATCCCGCTTCTCGTTTTTGCGTCAATCATTATCGGGCGGGTTATGCTCGCTGCAAAAGACGGATTTGAGCGTGAAGAGACACAAAAATTGAAAGTTGCTGAGCGCGGCGCGCGGTATCGCGCGAGAAAGAAGCGTGAAGAATCGATGCTCGAAAAAGAACTTGCGGGGTAAATTGTGAAAAGATCGAAAACTGAACGCGAGGCGGTCAACAAGCTAATTGCATGCTTGCGACGCAATTCGCCAGACGCTTACATTTACGTTGACCGCGACTCAGGCGCAGTCAGACATACGTTGTCTGGCTGGGATTTTTTGATCGCAATGGATAATCGTGTGGCATTCGTCGAAGCAAAAATTGGCAATCGACCTTTGAGCAGTTGGCAAGTGCTGACGCGTGCGGTAGTGCAGCGCGCGCAATGCCGCTATCTCGTTCTGCGATTTAGTGAAGATGGCGGGGCATTCACGCTGTCGCATTCGATGCGCGTATTTGACGTAGATAAAGCGACCGCTGAGAATTTTTTGGGGATGTGAAAATGCAATATATGGGCGGAAAACAGCGACACGCGAAGCAAATAATATCTGCTATGCGTGAGTATTTGCAGGCAGACTTAAAGCATTTCGATTTTTATGAGCCTTTTTGCGGTGGGGCGGGTATGACTGTTTTTGCGGCTGATGCGTTCAGGTGCGTGTATTCGTCAGACAGCAACGAATTTATGATCGCGATTTTTCGTGCGTGTCAAAAAGGCTGGCGGCCGCCGACAAAAGTGAGTGAGAAAACATACAAGCGCGCGCGTGAGCTAAGCAGAGACGGAAAGAAAAAGTCAC